ACCTGCTTGCAACATGTTCTGAATGTCTTGGTAGTCAGCAGAAGCCATTTGTGGAGCAGCCATCGTAGCCGCTTGTTGCATTGCTCGCTCTTGAGCATAGTTCTGATAAGCCAACTGGCCTGCAGTATCAGCCAAACTCTTAGCAAACTGACCACTCGCACGATCTTGCAAAGTGTTCATAGCGCCACCGCCATAACGACCAGCTTTAGATGCCGCAGAACCTACATCGCCCAAAGTCTGCTTAAACTGAGCCTCAGCCATAGTAGCCGCAGGCTGAAATGCACCCTGAAAGAATGGATTTCCTTGCAAATATCCACCAGAAATAGTGTTTTGCAATTGTCCTTGAGCAGACTGAAGTAAGGGATTACCCTGAGAAGCACGAGCCTCAAGTGCTTGCAATCCAGTTTGAGTGGTAGTTGACGGACTTACATAAGTCTGACCACCATAATACTGAGGGCCACCGCCTTGATATAGCTTTTGTGCCTCAGTCAAACCATAGTTTAGAAATGGTTGGATTGTTGGGTCAATTTGTGTCGTGGTAGTAGTTGCCATCTTTTACTCCTAAAAGTTCGGATTCCAAGATGGGTCATCCACGGAATCCATTATACATAAATTACAAAATTCAACCAATAAGCGCATATGCATATTTCATGTCAAAGTTATGGCTACCATGCGTCAAGGTAGCAGTACCTTTTCCTCTGGAAGATACATATAGCGCTGCAATTTCAGATGCAGCTCTTTGATTTATTGGGCTAAACAAAATAACTGTATTAGCGCCAATTCTTTTATCATTTAATGTTGTTGTTGTTGATGATTGAGTTAAGGTTATTTCGCCAGTATTGTTGGTTTTGCCATCCATGATTCCACGGACAACTTCAGCGACTTGACGCTCATCACCACCAAAAGGAGCAAGAGTTCTGAACATTATCGAATCCCTTGACCTTGAATATCAACATCCAAAGCAACAGCAGTTTTCCAGTTACCAGTAGGCGTTACTTGGAATTGATGGAAGTTACCACTTGATCTTAGCGACACTCTGTTCTCAGTATCAGCAGATACAGCAGTTCCAAAGCTAGTTTGCTCACTCAAAAGCGTTCTAGAAGCCACAGAAACGCTTGCAGAGCCTCCGTCTATGTACGGACGAGCCAAAGTAACTACTGATCTTCCACCAGCGTTCAAATCGCCTGTAATGATGTTTCCAGTAGCACTAGCTCCGTTGTATGTCATTACCTTAGTTCCATAAGTTCCACCAAGGAAATACTTACCACCCATGTAAAGAATAGAGTCAAGAGATACTGGCAAAGCATCAATGCTAGAAGACAATGAATCTAATCCTTCAAGAGTAGTTGCTGATGTAGAAGCATCGCTGATGTAATCAGTACCAGCATCACCATAAGTCCACTTTTGCGTTCTAAAGTTGTAAATGACTAACTTACGCTCTGCAAATGTAGTCTTGAAGTTCCAAATAATAAGTTTGCGTACAGGGTCAACAGCTGCTGACATTGTGTCAAAAGCGCTTTCATCTGCATTTTTAAAGAACCAACGATCAATCTTTTCTGATCCAATGGCAGTTACTTGCTGACCATCACACATGTAAAACCATCATCACTCAAGAAGAATGTAATTCCTTGAACTTGAGCAATTGAACCTGCAGCAATACATCCCTTACCACGAGAGATGTTGTCAAACTGAAATATAAATGGAGTTCCAACATAACTCATGCGAGAAATGCCTTTTTCCATCAGAACCAAGCCAAACTCACCACCACGGATTCCAACAATCTGGCCTCCGTCTGGAATATCTTGGTAATCAGCTTGAGTTACTTGATCTGTTCCCCATACTGTTTCATCGTTAATTCCTGACCAACGAACACGAGTTGGATAAACAACAGAACTCTCAGTCGTAAACGCAGTAACCACAAAGTCACGCACGACAGTCAGAAACTTACAAATTGGAGCAGTAGCCGCCAAATCAGCAAATGCTGTGGATGTTCCTAAAGTGTATGCTTGGATAGGATTGCTGTTATTAGTGCCAATAATCACATTGCCAAACTGAGTGAAACGGAATCTATCGCTTGCCGCATTAGGCGTATATCCACCAGTTTTAGAAACATCAGTCAAAGCGCCTACACCAGACACATCAAATATCTTTGTAGAACCAGCCGCAAACAACTTTGTAGCGTTAACTGGTGTCTTGCCTGCTACAAGTGTAGTAAGGTTTTCTGAAGCGGCAGCAGAGAAAATAGCCGCTGTAGGAAGTGGGCCATAACCAATAGCCTGTGAAACCACATTCTTAGCGTCAACCAATGCACCTGAAATGCTAGGTTGGTCAGGCATCCACTCACCAAATGTTAGTTTTGTCGTAGCCATATGTTACTTCCTTGAGCCTGAATTGTCCATGTGTTGTCATTAGCGGCAACAGGTGTCCATGTGTTTGAATCGCTAGAAACTACTGTCCAAGTATTTGAGTCACTAGAAACTGGTGTCCATGTATTCTCGTCCTCTGGTACTGGTGTCCAGTTATCACCAAGAATAACGCCATTCGCTATGATCGTAGCAGTAGCCGTTACAGATGCAACACCACCTAGAACTGTATAAGCATTAGCCGTGAAATCAGCATTAGCATCAATGCTTGCAACAGCACCTACTACCAAACCACCATTTGCTGTAAATGTAGCAGTACCATCAATAGCACCAGTAGCCTCACGAATCCTGACTCCATCAGCACTAACAGTAGCACTTCCAGTTATAGAAGCCGCACCATTTGCTACGATTCCACCAAGTGCAGTTACATCAGCATAACCATTGATAGCGCCAGCACCAAACTGAACACGAGTTCCAATTGCAGTTACTGTTGCATTTGCATCAATGCTTCCTACTCCAAACTGAACCCTAATTGCATCAGCAGTTACTGTTGCATTTGCGTCAATAGCACCAGAGCCATATTGAACCCTAGTTGCATCACAAGTAGCTGTAGCATTTGCAGTAATACTTGCACTAGCGTATTGAACACGAGTTCCATCAGCCGTTACTGTTGCTGAACCAGTTACTGCCCCACTAGCATACTGAACCCTAGTGCCATCAGCCGTAACGCTTGCAGAAGCAGTTACAGACCCATAGGCATCCCATAGGGTTACAGATGTTTCGTAAAGTGGACTATCGAGACTAAGAGTTAAATCATCAATGCTAGACTTTAATTGGTCTAGCGAATCAATCGTCCACGGAGGCAGTAAATCAGCCATCTCACGCCAAAGTAACGCTCAATGAACCAGAAGCAATGCGGAATACATCGCCAGTTGCAATAGTCTTAGAAGCGTCTAATGGAGTGTGATAAAGCAAGTTACCACCAGTCAAAGCATCACGAATACCAACATGGGTAACAGTACCCCATGAGCCACCAGCTTGAGGAAACTCAATAGCAGCAGAGTTGGTAGAAGCACCATTGCTAGGAGAGCCAAATGTGATTGACTGACGAGCATAGCTAGTACCAGATACTTCAGTACCTGTATCGGCATCAGTTGGGTCAGTTGTATAAAGAGCCAAGTACACAGTTGTTGGTGCTGTGTAAGTAGTTGCTCGGAGAGTGCCGTTAATTAGGGCGTTCTCAAGATAGTTTGACATTTCAGCCATAGTTTCACCTTGCAGTTAATTTCATTGCCAATGGAACACCAGAGTACTGACCTTGTTCGTCAGACTTAGTGAGAGAGGAGATTGCTCTGTCGTACATAGTTCCCCATGTGTTGATTCGAGCATCGTTCATTAAATATGGCTCTGCCTCGATCAATGCAGCGTAAAGCAAAGCATCAGGAGCAGTAGTCAGGAATACGTTAGAAGTATTGCTACTAGACAAATAAGCAGGAGCAGCAAAGTACAGCAAACGCAATGTATATACGCCATCAGGAACAGGCGATAACAAGAATTCATTAGCCAAGATTGTGTAAGACTTAGGCACACCAACTTCTGATGCTCTTGGGTCATTAGACAATGCGGATGGGCTAGAGTAGCTCAATGGCTGAATTGGGTTTGTCAATGCGACAAAATCACGAATCTCTAAGAAGTCGCTAGGCAGTTCAACAGTTGAATCACCAGAAACAGAACTTGTCGTTACTGACTTCAACATCTGACGAATACGCAATTCTCTACGGAGCGATTCTCAGCAAATTTAATGAAGTCTGGAATCTGGCTAGTCAAGTCAGTTCTAGCCAAATATCCTGCAATAGATGTTTGTAAATCAGAGTATGTTGCGAAACTCATACCACTCCAGTCCGAGTTCTAAAAACTCTGTTATCACGCTCATTTAGCCATGCTTTAAAACGCTTCTCGTCTAGCACAGCAAAACCACGCATGATGCCTTTTGCATTTAAGTCATCAATCACAGTTAGCGGAATTGATGCCACCTTGTTGCCAAACATATCATCAGACCACCGAGCCTTTTCATCAAAAGAGTTGTACTCTTTTTTGTTCTGCTCAAGAATTCCAGAGATGTCCTGTCGAGTCTCAATAACGATGCCACCATCACCATCCGCATGGACAGCAGTTTGACGAAAATTGTTAGTGTTTTGCATAACTCAATTCTATCAGTTTGGCTAGAAAAGAAAATGCCCCAGAGGTTTAAGTCTGAGGCATTTTTCTAGATTACCTTAAATTAAGGTGTGATGTCAGCCACGATGCCGTGAGCAGCTTCGTTCTTAACTTCCAAAGTGAACTCAGCCAACAGTTGTGTGGACTCATTGTCACCAGTCACAGCCAATTCGTTGGTCTGGAAAGGACGCAAGTAAGCCACAGCAGCCATGTCAGGGTCAAGCACAAATGCTGTCTCATCGCATGAGTTGGTAGAAGTCATGAAGCGGTTAGGCACAACAGAAACTGTACCGAAATCGCTCAAATAGACGTCAGCAGCACCGATGATGGTGGTAGGCGCATTTGCAGGAGCCATGAAACGCTGTGCAGCGATACCAGCAAAGGTAGAAACCAATTGCTTGTGCGCTGGATTGACCATCAACACTTTAGGATTACCACCAGCAGCGTAAACTGACTTGATAACAGTCTTCAAGATGTCTTCTGTGAAAGTGCGGTTTGTACCATTGGTGCGAGCAGTAGTGCCAGAAGCACCAGCTACACCAGAAGTACCACCTGAGTAGTTGGTAGCCAACCATGCCTGCAAACCACCCAATTTACGAGCAGTAGTAGAGTCGCCATTAGAGGCAACTTGGTTGCTCAACAAAGAGGTTTCCATGTCGCGCTTGATCTCAGCAGAGGCTTTAGCCAACTGATAAGCCTTTTCAGACTTACGACCAGCTTTGTCCACGCTTTGCAAAGTGCCAGAAATCTTAACAGTCTTCTGTGCGATCTGAGTGCGGTTACCAACACGAGTGGTTGGAGACATAGTTGCGTCAGAAGCGGTTGCACCTTCAACAGCGTAGTTAGTCAAAACTGCGGCTGCCAAAGAGTCAGTCTGCCACTCGTGATAAACAGCAGTAGCCTTTGTCTTACCGATAGAAGACATGAAAGGGGTGTCGGTGGGGCTGATGTTATAGATAACATCCGAAAGGTCTTCACGCTGACCAATAGCGGTATAGGTTTGATATGTAGCCATTTTAAAACTCCAAAATTAAAAGAATCGTTCAAATGCTTTAGCAGCGTCTTGGACTTTGCCAGTTTCACGCAACCTTTGCATTACCTGTTTGTCTTGTGAATTCTTTGTAGGAGGCGCTGAAGTCCCAGAACGCATCATCTTAGGAGCAGACTGGAGTTTCTTGGTTAACTCAGGTTTGCTCTTTTGAAGTTGCTCATACTTCATTGCTTTATACAAAGAAACCACAGCACGAGAGTCATATACGGAACTGAGTTCTTGGTCAGTCCATCCTACAGATTTCGCATAGTCACGGATTTGTTTCCGAACCGCATCACCCTGTGGAGTGGCTAACTCAGGAATCAGACTCACTAGCTTCTCAGACTCTTGACGGAGATGGTTTTGCAGGGAGGCTTGTTGCTCTGCTTGTTGCTGTTGGGCAAGGCGTTGCTGTTCGGCTCTCACTACTGCTAACTGCTTCTCACGCTGACTCTGTTCAGCTACCGCCACGGCATAACCAATGGGGTCTGTTTCCTTTAGAACATCTAAGTCCACACCCCGATTTTGCTGACTCAGGAAGCTATCCAAAGCCTGCAACTTCTGGGCATAAGCCTGTCGCTCTTGTTTCACATGATCTAGATGTTGGCGTTCAGCATCTAATGCCTTACGCTGTTCAGCTAGAGCCTGAGACTTTTTAGTGTAATCCACACCTTGCTGATAACCTTTAATGAGTTCATCTTGGTCTACCTCGATTTCCTCACCAGCAGCCTTGACCTTAAATCTTGGCTTAGGTTGTTCAATTTCCTCGGATTCCTCCTCGTACTCTTGTGCTTCATCAGATGCTTGATATTCCTCAGACTGACTTTCAGGTTGGCTATCACTAGCTCCGTCATCATCACCCATCAGACTCTCAAACGCTGAAGCGGCTTGGTTTACATTTAGGCTTTCACTCCCTTGTGGGTTGGTGTTTTCCATTTGTCA